AGAAATTACTAATACTAACGAAGTAACTATTACTACGTGGCAATCTGTATTTAGAATGGAGAAATCATTCTTTAAAGATTATAATGTCATTATAGGGGATGAAGCTCATCTTTTCAAGAGTAAATCATTAGTCAATATAATGACTAAGTTGGAGCATGCTAAGTATAGATTTGGTTTTACTGGTACTTTAGATGGAACACAGACTCATAAATGGGTGTTAGAGGGATTGTTTGGACCATCATATAAAGTAACCAAAACTGAAAAATTAATGAGAGAAGGACATTTATCTCAATTAGATATTCAATGTCTTGTTCTTAAACATCCACCTAAGAAATTTGAAACTTATGAAGATGAACTTCAATATTTAATTTCTCATGAACAAAGAAATAATTTTATTACTAATCTAGCATTAGATCTTAAAGGTAATACTCTCATTTTATACAGTAGAGTAGAAACCCACGGAGCAATACTTTATGAAAAGATAAATAATATTAA